TACAGCGCGGAGCCGTCCGCCGCGTTCGGGATCGCGGGCAGCAGCGACGCCGAGCCCGTGATCATCTCGAAGAACACGCGCTCTTCGAGGAGGGCGAACGACTTGCCCATCTTGCGGGCCTGATCGGGCAGCGACCGGGTCTGGTCGTCCTGGCGATCGGCGAAGTGCCAGGGAATGCTCTGGGCCCACTCGTAGTTGACCGCGGTGTACGAGATGCCCTTGAAGTTCTTGCTGGGCATGTTCTGGCCGCGGATCCAGCGCTTGACGTGCGGCGCGGACTCCCAGAAGAAGTACGTCTCCTGGTTCTTGTCGGACGGGATGCCGAGGCGCATCACCTTCGACAGGCCTCCCTTGATGCCGTCGTAGGTGAAGGCGTAGGTGTTCAGGAACTCGGTCCGGAGTCCGGGAGCGAAAGAGGCTCCGGCGATCACGGGCATGTTGGGCATGGCTTATTCCTCCGTCGTTCTAATCGAAATCAGACCGGGTTCCTTGGTCAGTTCAGGCTACAGGGATTACACCTTGCCGAGGGCCTCGAGGGCCATGTACTCCTGGGGCGTGAACAGGCGCACGTCGCCCACGCCCGCGGTGTCGCACCGGACGAGCTCGCCGATGGCGCCGACGTTGGACGTCGCCGTCATCGTGAAGGTGTTCTCGTCCGAGGCGTAGACGGGCTGGCCGGGGCCCTTCGTGCCGACCTCGTTGGCCGGCCGGGCGCCCGCGACCGTCACGCCTTCGAGGATGATGCCGGACTCGTTCACCGGGCACTCGGGCGGCGGGGTGCCGTCCTCGTCGCCCAGGATGGAGTTCGAGAGAGGCATCGCCAGTCCGCGGAAGCGGATGTTGGCGGCCGAGGCGCTCGACCAGTTCTGGAGCACACCGCTGTTCGGGTCGATGCCGACCAGCGCGCCGTGGTAGATCGTGATCCCGTCCTTGACGCGATACGAGTTCTGCCCGACCGTGCTGACGCCGGCGCGGTTGGAGTACCGGGCGGGGGCGGTGAGGCTCATGTTCAGCTCCTTCTACTTTTTCTGGTTCAGAAAAGTCAGCGACGGGTTCTTCGCCTACCGCCGCGCCGGCTTCGAGGACGACAGCTGGATCTTCTCGCCGTACTTGTTGCCCTCGAGCCACTCCTTCAGCGTGATGGACGAGCCCGTGCGCTCGACCCACGCGGCGTGCTCGCGGGCGTTGGCCCGGACCCACTCGGCGTTCTTCGGGCCGGGGTTCGCGGCCAGGAACTTCGCCACCTCGTCGCCCTCGGGCATCTCGGCGAGAGACGCCTCGAACGCTTCGGGGCTGTCGGGCGGCTCGACCGGCTGCGTCTTCTGGATGAGGGCGACCACCTCTTCGATGTACCCGCCCTTGGCGGCCTTGAAGAGCTGCGCCTCGATTTCCTCATCGATCGGCCAGCCCTCGAGCTGCTTCTTGGCGCGGAAGACCAGGGCCTTGACCTTGGCCTCGTTCTTCATCTTGAGGTTCTCGGCCTCCATCGTCTTGAGCTTCATCTGCATCGGCATGACCGCCTTCAGCATGATGCGCTCGATCTGGGCCGCGGGCAGGGCCTTCATGCCGCTGACCGGCGCGAGGTCCTGGGACGGCGCCTCGGGAGGAGCCGCGGGAGCCTGCGCACCACCGCCGAGCAGCTGGAGCAGCTGCTGGAACATCGCCTTGATCTCGGACATGGGGTCGCCCGCGGGAGCGGCGGCGGGCGGAGCGCCCATGCCGTCGTCCATGTTGACCTGAGGATCGTCCTCGCCGCCCGGGGCGGTGTTCCCGCCGATGCCGTCGTCGAGGCCGGTGATGGAGTCCTGGTCGTCGGTGTCGGTGCCGCTGGAGGGGCCGACCGCGCCACCCGTGCCGGATTCCTGTCCGGTCAGGTCGGTCGACTTCGGGGAGCCCGTGGCCGCGGGCTTCTTGGCGAGCCCGGACTTCGACGTTTCGCCCTTCTTGACGCTGCTGATGTCGGTGGCCATGTTGGCTCCTCCTCTACGATCATCGAAACGGAAGCAAATGAGCGCGCCCCGATCCTGCTCCGAATACCAGTGCAGGACCGTGGGGACTTCGGAGACGGATTTGAAGTTGTTGGGCAGGGTACCCTTCTTGACGCTGCCGATTGTGGTCATGGCCATGCGGAAGAAGGGAACGTCGGTGTCCATGAGAGCGAGCGAATCGATCTCAGCATTATCCCAGTCATGGACTTCGACCGAGCGGTAGGGCAAGGTGCCCTGCTCGATGCGTTCGAAGACCTCTGCCGGGATGTCGGTGATGTTGGCGAACAGCGCGGGAATTTCACTGCCTTCGTAGGTGATCGTGCCGCGCTTGGTGATGATGAACTTTCCAGCGTAGCTGGGCTTGACCGCGGTCTCGTCCGAGTGGTAGATGTGTACCGGAGGCAGGTGGCCTTCTTTCCGGCGCATCCGGTTCTGCTCGATTGCCCGGTCCATCCACTCTTCACCGATGCGCTCTTTGTTGCGCTTGGCGCCGGCAGGCACCTCAGCGAAGATCGGGATGTTCAGGATTGAGAAGAAACCGTTCCCGTGGTCGATCGCTTCGTAGTTGCCACCGATGCGGTGATTGCCACCGAGGTTGTCGGACTTGAACGCGGGTGTGGTGCTCGCTTTGGTCACGCACAGATAATAGGAGTACGACGGGGTAAAATGAATAGTGAATTGAGAAGCTACATCAATAAATCATGATGTCATTCTCTTACGGGTCAACGTCACCTCGATCTTGCCCTCGACATACATCTCCATCAGGCGGACGATGATGGGATTATGCTTGTACTGTTTCTTGAAGGCCTTGTCCCTGAACTGAAGATAGAGGTCTCGGCTGACCCTCAAGCTCATCTGGATGTTTTCGCTGTTGATCGACATAGACCTCCTATCCGTAGATCATCCACGGCCTGAGCATCTGCTCCCACGGCTTCGACGACTTGAACCCGTACACGCGCTTATCGGTGCGATGGACTCTGAATCCCGGGTCGGCCCCACCCGCCTTGATGTTGGGTGGGTAGTGGGGCGCTTTGTTGATCTGGGCGAGCAAGCCCTTGTCCTTGAGTTCATAGCGATCGACCACGCGCAAGTCGCAGCGGCAGTTGAAGCCGAGCGGCGGCGCATACTGGTCCCAGGCCGGCGAATCCACGCGGGCGATGAGTCCCTGTGTCGCTCGATGGTTCGCTCGGACGTCGCTGTCTTTCGCGGTCACGAACTCGAACGCCGGCGCCACGTCTTGGACGTCACGGTCTTGCATCTGCTTCATCCGGCCCGCCGTGAACGCGGTGGCCAGGTTGGTGCGATAGATCGTCTCGGCATACGACTTAGTGAAGTCACCGATCGCGGCCAGCTTCACGCGCACGCTCGCGGTGGATTCACCACGAGCAGCGAAGTCCGAGATCGTCTTCTGCACGCGCTGAAGAAGCTTCAGACGCGCATCCGACGCGAGGCGAGTCGGCAGGCGCAGGATCGCGAAGCCGTTGTCGCCCGAGTAGGCTCGAGCGATCTCTTCCCGGTTCTTCGCGATACGAGGCTCCCGCTTCAAGATGTCCTCGTAGGCCTCCTTGAACGGAACCTTGGGCACGACCGGCGTCGTCATGAAGCAGTTCTGCTGCCCGATGCACCTGAAGTGAGCGGGCTGTTCGCGCTTGGCCTTCGAGTCGACTTCCATGAGCAGACGCTTGCGTCCGAGCGCATCCGCCAGCTGCATCGTTTCGCCGATCAGCTGACCGAGCTTCATGGTCTTCGCCCGAGCGGCGGGGTCGTCGTCTTTGAACATCGACGAGGCTACGTCGTTCATGGCGTCGACGAACGCTTGAGGCGAGTGGTACAGCAATTCCATCTTGTCGTCAATCGCACTCTTCATGTACTTTCTCCAGCTTGATGACCGCGCAAGTCCCCTCTGCGCCAAACAAAGCAATATAGTCGTCGGGCATCCCACGATGAGCCCGAAGAAGAATTCCATACTCCTGGTTGACGATCACGCGATGAGACATCAGGTCGACGCAAACTTCTCTTACGGATTCATACATCGCTTTCGAGGTCACGATCCGATTGGGTACGAATCCAAGCTCATTGAGAGCCTCGAGAAAAAGAGACCGCTGCGTAGCGTTCATCTAGAATCCCTTAAGGTCGAGACCCTGAAAGGCGTCGCGTCCATGCTTGTTCAGCAATCGCACGATCTCGGCCTCCTGCCACGGTACGCCGTACAGGTTGATCTTCTCCCAGTGGTGACCACCCCACCACTCGGGTGAAATCGTTGTCAGCTCGCCCGCCGGCTGAAGTGCCTCGTCATAGATGCGGTTCATCTGTGCTACTGTGCGACGACCGGGCCAGCGCAGGTGGTCGACCATGCGGTAGAGCACGTGCTTGGCGAGCAGGCGGCGCTTGTTCGCGAACTGAAGGTGGAGCACGCCGCCATCACCCCAGTTGATCGGCCTGAAGTCGCCGTCAATGCCAGACGGCGGCCGCGAGTGGTGATGGTAGCCGTCTTCACGAGGCTGCCAGCCGAGCGTCGGATGATCGCAGAATCCCAGCGTCAGGTCGTTTCGATACGTCCAGGCGCACCGCTCGCTACGGTACCGATCGACGCCATCCCACACCGGGATCATGGGCACTTGGATCTGGTAGCCTGGTTTGAGCGACTTGAACCACTCACGAATCTTCGGAAGCAGGTTCCACGTCAGGATCTCGTCGCCGTCGATGATCGCGAAGTGAGTGCCCTGGCACTTCTCTCGGCCCGCGACCAACATTTGGTGGCGGACGGTCATCTCGTTCCAGTACTCAGGCTCTGACGGATCGAACATGAACAAGACTCGACCATTGGCGGTCTTTGCTACCTCGTTGGCGATGATAGCAGTCTGGTCGGTGCATCGATCGAGATATAGCACGACCTGATCGCACCACTCGAGCGCGGCTCGAAGCGAGGCCCCAATGACCCAGTCCTCATTGCGGACCAGCATCAGGCCGACCAGGTTTATACCGTCGTTAAATAGTCTTGGTACCATCTGACTGTCTCCTCAAGGCCTGCTTCGAACTCTATCCGAGGACTCCAGCTCAAGACGTTGGTCGATCGATCACAATTGAGAGCCTGGTTGCAGATTTCTCCTTGGCCACCTTCCTGGACTTCGATCAGGCTCGCCGGCTTGTCGAGGAGATTGGCGATCTTGGCAGCGACTTCTGAAATGGTGATCGGTCGGCCACCACTGAAGTTGAAGGCACCAGTCGCTCGGCTCTCGATCAGCGTCAGGTAGGCCGTGCATGCATCGAGGTAGTTCAAGAAGTCTCGGGTCGCTCGACCACCGAAGCGCAGCACGGTCTTTTGATTGTTGATCATGCGCCGAATCGTGCCCGGGATCAATGTCGACCAGTTCATGTGACCGGGGCCGTAGAGATTGCCGCACCGCGTGATCGCGATGGACATGCCATAGGTCTCGATGTACGTCTGGGCGATCATGTCCAAGCATGCTTTCGAGACTCCATATGGCGTGCGCTCGTTGAGTGGACTGTCTTCGAAATACGAGCCGACCTTTGTACCATAGACCTTGTCGGTCGAGGCCATGATGATGCGGCTGGTCTTTTGCAGGCGGGCAGCTTCGAGGACCGCCAGCGCACCGTTGATGTTCTCACGGATCACTGACTCAGGGTTCGCGAGGCCGACACTGACTTGGGTCTGAGCCGCTAGGTGGACGACACAGTCGATCTCGTACTCGGCCAGCACGCGGCGCATGAAGTTCAAGTCCTGAACGTCACCCATCAGCTGAGTGATCAGATGCGGGTCGTGAAAACCAAGCGGGTGAACGCTCACGGTCCGATACAAGACATAGACGTCCCAGCATCGGGTCATGGAGTTAACTAGGTGAGTGCCCAGGAATCCCGCGCCGCCCGTGATCAGGACTCTCTTTCTCATTTCTCTAGACCTACCCTCTTACGGGCGTTATGGCACGCCTCCGAGTCTGGCCTGAAGGCGGCGCAGACGAACGGACGATTTTCGTAGATGTCGCACGAGACCACCTCGCCGACCTTTCCTCGAAGATTGACGCAGTAGTTATTCGTCGCGCACCTCGACAGTACGACGCCGTTGCGGTCGCGCACGACAGCCCCGACGCAGCACGCGCCACACGACTGGCAATCGGCAGCAGTTACGGCTTGCGCCACCATGCTGTCCCCGGATTCCCGGCGACCTCCACGAAATCCTTCGGCATGCCGCCGAGGTACTTGATGAGTGCCTGCCGGCATGGCGTCGGTGCTTGGTCCATCGGACCGAAGTCGTCATCGACGATGTACCCGCCGCTCACTACCTTCGGGTACAGGTGCTCGAGGACCGGCACCGTCGAGTCGTAGAGGTCGACGTCGATCCTTAGCAGCGCCAGAGGCCCGATGTTCTTGGCGTACTCGGCGAGCGTCTCTTCGAACCAGCCCTTGTAGGTGATGACCCGGCCGCTGTCGACCCCCCACTTTTGAAGGTTTCGGATCATGTTCTCGACGGTGCTGGCGGACTCACCGCTGGTCTTGAGCGGCGTCCCGGGCGCGTGGTAGCCGTACGTCTGGCGACAGAGCTCCAGATCGTTGTCGCCCGCCATCGGGATGCCTTCGAAGCTGTCGAAGGCGTGGACCATGCGCTTCGTGTCGCCGTACTTCTCGAGCACCTTGCACATGACCGCGATCTGGCCACCGGCCATGACGCCGCACTCGGCGAAGTCTCCCTCTACCTTCTTCTCCAGGATCTCCTCGCAGAGCTCGAACATGTGGTACTTCGCCGGATGGGAGCCTGCCACCACCGGCATGAGGGTACACCACTCGCGGTCGTGTGCGTTCATTCCTTGATCCCTTCCTTCTGGTAGTTGGCCAGCTGCTCAGGCGACGGCTTCCACGTGCGGTCGCACTCGTCGATCTCGAAGGGCTGAAGGTTCGAGAGGATCAGCGTGTACGGGCGCCACCGCCTGAACTCGGTGACGTACTTGAACATCGGCTTGACCGTTTCGTAGCGGTAGTTGGCGCCGGTGCCCCAGTCGCGCTCGCTGTCGTGCGCGATGATGAACCGAGCGCGGTCCTTCAGGCGGCTGATCAGCTTCACTCGGCTCTCGCCTGGCGCGTTGTCGACGAAGACGACGCTGAACCATGCCTCATGGTCGAGGTACTCATTCAACCGATCCCAGTCGGTGACATGGTAGAGACGATGTCCCTGGCTGCGATACTGCTCGTACTTCTTCAGCCACGTAGCGTCGGTCTCGAGCGTCGTGAGCACACGGCCGGTCATCTTGCAGATGTAATGAAGCATCGGCGTCGAACCTTCGCCGCATCCGAGCTCAAGAACCTGACCAGCGCCCTTTGCCGTTGCTGCGGCGAGAACCGCGTAGTGAGAAGCGTAGTCGTCCGCCATGGTCAGGCTCCTATGTTCGTATACTCATCATGGTACTTCCGCACCCACGCCGCATGCTGAGGCAACAGCTTCTCGAACAGGAACAAGACTCGCGGCCAGTTGAACTCATCCGGACGACGTGGCATGTGAGCGTCCACGTACTG